GAATTTTTTTAATAAAATTATAATATTACTCCGTTTTTATTTTTTTAAAATTACTCACGGAGTAATATATAATTTATAAGAAAATTACTTGTTATGATCTGCGAAGAATAAGCTCACCACAACGAGTAGGATCTTCAATGTGAATACCCTGCTGTTTTTCAACATGCATCTCATAGTATCCACCACTGTGAGACATAAGTCCCTTAGTGTTCGGACCATAAGGTGTCTGCATACCAGCAACATATCCAAGAGCAAAACCATTGGTTCTATCAACAAGCTGAACATTCTTTGCAGAAAGTCCACCATCGGTAACATCAAGGAATGTATACCTCATTGATTCAATCGGATAACCAGTGACTTCATCCTTCTCAAAGTTAATCTGAACATCATCATAAAGCGGATTATGCTCAAGCTCAAGTGAACAACCATTAGCCATGTTGTATTTAACATACTGAAGACCAGCAGCAGCACCTACAGAAGTATAAGAACTTGCCTGCGGCTTCTGATAAATATCAACAGTTTTAATGAATCCACTATTGTCAACAAGGCTCTGAACAGCACGGTGGAACTGAAGCATACCATACTCACCAGTGTAAGCCTTAATCTGACGACCAGAACCAGGGCGAGTCTTACCGTAGAAGATATCAAGAAGATACTCTTCAATCAGTTTTGCACTAAGTTGATTGTAGTAGTAAATATTGCTATCCTTCAGCAACTCTTGTACACCGGGACCAGAATAGATAGGACGACCACTTGCACTATTAACAGTGTTGGTAGATTTAGAATACCATGCACCACGCTCAAGCTCACGATACCATTGCTTCCAATACTCAACCTCAGCATAACCAACCCAAGTGTCATGATAAACACCATTAGAGTCAGGAATCTTAATTGCGAGGACCTGATTAGCAGCATCATTGGTAACCTTATACATCTTACGATAACGTGACATACGGCTTGAAAGTGTTAAAGGAAGCGAATACTGAGTTGAACCAGACTGCTCTTCAGCTTCACCGTACTGCGAATAAAGTTTCGCCCAACGAGTACCAGGATCAAGATATTTAGGATCAAGGAAAGCATTTCTGTCATCACTCATGTAACGCACAGAATAAACACAACCGTTACCCTGCTTACCAACAACTTCCTGAATACGAACCTGAACATTGGGATTACCAGGATGAATAACATCACCAGCAAGGAACCAATCCTCATCAAGTTTAATATTAAATTCTTGATTATACTTACCCGGAGTAGTATCGCTTACATTAAGATTTTCAACAATAACCAGAGGACGGGTAGATAAACCACGAAGCTCCCACTCCCACTCACTAGTACCAATAGTACGAGTAGAACCAGTCTTCATTAACATACCTGTCAAAGGGTTATCAGAGTAAGTATATGCGCTAAAAATCTGATTAGCCTTACTCTCAAAGACTTCTGGTTTGATAATCATGGCAGCACCAAGGTGGTTTTTTTCTGTCATGTTAGCATGCCAAGGCATCTTTTTAATTATAAGTTTGTTTTCTGCAATTGCCATATTATTATTGTTTTAGTTGTTTGTTATTTAAAATAATCTATTAAAGATTTTCCTGAGTCAGCACTTTTATACTCTTTTCTGGTTCTAATTGTATGTAATGTTTTCTTGTTAGCTTCACTTTCTGCCTTCTTTTTTACACTACTAAAATCAAAATCATTTTGTACAAGTTTTGCAAGAAGAATTAATTTTTTCTCATCATTGAAAATTTCACCAAGTTTTGTTTGGAAACTAGTTGCGGACAACTTTGTTTCTTTATTAAATATTGGTTTAGTAATAAAATCAACAAGCGAACTATCCTTTTTAGGATCTATGACAAGATCACCAATTTGTTTTTCAGTATTAATAATTGTTTTAAGATTATTCTGAAACTTTCTTTGGTGTTCTATCTGTTGTTTCTTAGCTTCTTCCTGTTGTTTAAGTAAAGTCTGTTTTTGTACAGCATATTCATGCTCAAGTTTTTCAAAATGTTTCTTGGCATATTTTTCTAATGTACCTTTTTCAGAATAGGTAACAATTCTATCATCAATATCCTCAAGATCAAGATCTTCATCTAAAGAATAATAATATCTTAGAAATGCTTCCTGATTTTCTTCACTATCAACATCTGGAACTGGTATTTCAGATACTTCTCCGTATAATCTGAAGAAATCTCTTGTATCGCCACCATTACTTTTAAACTTCAAAAAACTAGCAGCATCATCATCAAGAGTTGTCATCAAATTTTCTACAACACCATTAGCTCTATTACTAACTTCTTCTTCAACCTTTTCAAAGAACAGATCAGGAGTAATCTCCTCATCACCTAAGTCAGTTGATGTAAACAAGCCCATTTCCTTAAAATCATTAGCTAAATCAGTAAAGAGTTTTACATCTTCTTCATCAATATCTGATTTATCAGCTTTTTCTTTTTTATCTTCAGGTTTATCTATATCCTCTTTCTTAGTATCTTTAGATTCTTTTTTTGATTTATCATCATCTTTAGAATCATTCTCCTCTTCGACAAAACTGAATTCTTCATCGGGAATAATTGTTTCAGGTTCTTCAGGTTCTTTTAGTGTACTTTCATCAGTTTCTTTTTCTACTTTAACTGCTGGAGTAACTACTGGTTCTACTGCTGATCCTGCTACACCAAAAAAATCATTTACATTAGGTGTATCAAATTCAAAATTACTTAACAATGAGTCATCAGTTTCTGTTTTTTTCTTATTCATATCTATTACATTTAATTTATTAAGTTTTATACAATTTCAAAATGTATTTTTGTATTATTTTATCTTTTATCTAAATAGCATTATTTATTACGACTTACCATCTTAGCTATTTTTTGTTTATCTAAACTAAGTTTTTCTTTATCAAGTTGTTTTTGATGTCCAAATTTCTGTTCATCAAGTGTTTGTTTTCTCATTTTAATATCAGCATCAATTCCACTCTTATATACTTCAAGTACATCAGGTACACCATCATTATCCTGATCTTTATTCATATCAAAACCAATAGATAACATAGCTTGTTTTTGAAGTTCAGTTTCTCTTCTTTCAGCTTCTTTGAGAATAATAAGTTCTTTCTCTCTTTCAAATTCTTTTTCTCTATATGCCTCCTCTTGTTTAGCAAGTTCTTGTTGTTGTTGTGTTTTAAATTGTTCAAATTCTTGTTGCCTCTTTTCAAAATCTCTTTCAGATGATTCAAGAAGTTCTTGTGCATCCTGTAATGTATCAGATAATGTTATCTTAATAACATCACTAAAATTAGCTTTATCATTTTGTAATGCTGCTTGAGCAAGATTTTGAATAAGTTGTTTAGTTGCTTGTATTTTACTACTGTTGGAAACAAATAAACCAAAACTACTTGCTGATAACATTTCACTATCAAGTGTTAAATATTGAACTGACATGTCATCGAGTACAAAACTAAGTTTTTCTGCTTTCTTTGGATCAGCATATATATATCTACTGATTTCAAGTAATGATGTTAATACATTTCTTTTTACTCTTTCATGCATATTAAAATATGGTTCAAGTATATTAGATACCATATTAATATTTTGTTCTGTATTACCAACTGCTGCTGAATTTGCAATCTGTCCTTCAATTTCAGGTGTAACACCAATTGCTCTACCACATTTCTGTTCTATATAATCTGCTAATTCAACATATTTCTTGATGTCAGCCATCATACTTAAATCTAATTCTTTACTAGATGTAGATACATCACCAAGTTCATTGGTAGGATCCATAAAACCTATTTTTAATGTATCCATAAAGTAAAGCCATTTATCCATATCAATACCAAGACTTTTGGGAATCATTTTACTATTGATAAGTGCAATTTTACCTTTATCAGAAGCCATTAATTTTTCAATACGGAACATAATAATATTATAATAAAACTGCCAAGTTTTCATTCTATCCATTGCTGAAATAGGTTCTGCATTTATATTATCATATATAGTACCATGATAAGGTAATTTTACATTATAAAGATTATTTATATCTCTATATTGTCCTTTGAGGGGGCCCATACTTTTATATATATCAAAACCTATTCTGTATCCCTCATGTACTTCAGGAATCCATTCCCATTCAAGATTGATATCTCCAGATTCTTTATCAAATTTATAATCTTCATTGACAGGTTTAATAACTTCAATACCTTCATTATCTATATATGTAAGAAAACCAACTTTTCTTAAACTTTTCCAAGTAGCATGAAACACACGAACATTTCTTCTATAATTAGATACTTTACTATCAGTAAAAGTGAATTGAGGATCTACACCTCTACCTTCAGCTAATGAATAAATTCTATCAATTTCTTTTTCAGTAAGCTCTTTACCAAACATACTAACAACCTCACTTGGAGACATATTCATTTCATAAACAGCCCATTCACCATCTTCAATGAATTCTGTATCTGGTGATTTAGCACAATCAAAAAATACAGGATTAATTACTTTACAAACAGGTAATTCATTTCTTTCACCAACAAAATATACTTCATAAGCTGAAATCAGAGCATGTTTCCAACCTTTATTGAAACTATCTTTGATATAATTAAATTGATTTATGTATTCAAAAAGCTGTGACATCATTGCTTCAGCTGGATCTTGGTGTTCTCTAGCCATATATTTTGCAACTTCAGGAGGAGTAGCAGCTTGAATAGCAGCTTGTACTTCCTGTTCAATTTGCTCTATTTGTTCAGGAGTAGGTTCTTTACCATTTAATTGAGCCATAGCTTGTTGTTTTGCTTGTACTTCAATAGGTATCATTATTTGAGAAACAACATATTCTTTGATACGACCCATATGTTCTTCTTCTTTTCTAGTAGTAGCTTCTTCGTTAACAGCAAGAATTTTATAATCAAGTGGTCTACGCATTTCCATACCAAGCAAAGCTCGTATTTTATTAGATACAATATCTTTATTAGTAAAGTTAGCGGGTAATTTTAATTCACCATTTTTAGGATCAGTACTATAAGGTCTGATAACATAATTGAAATCTTCTTCATTAATTTTATTATTGAAAAGATCATAGTTAACTTTCATTCTAACTGTTTCTGATATCCCACCAAATCCATATGAATGATATGCGGCTGTATCAAAAGTCTGTATCTTATGTTTATACCATGCTTTATCGTTAGAATCTTTTTCTTTTTGAGTTAATCTGTCTCTTTTGGTACTACTCAAATAACCATTTGTTTGAGACATTGATGCTTCGTTGTTATAATCCATTTTATTTAATATATGTTAAAGTTAATTATCTGAATAAAGATCGTGCAAAGCTATCCCAAAACTTTT